GTGATCTCGATGTGGAACCAGTCTCCGCCGGGTGCGCCCGTGACTGTCGGCTTGCTGTATTTGCTCCACGCTTGACGATCGCATTTCCACGCGCGGCCGAACGGCTGTGGGAAGTAGTCAATGATCATTTCGATTCCGAGATCGTTCGCATTGGCGCAAAGTTTCTCAATTGCTTCAAGCGCGTCCTTACGATTAGCAAGTTTCTTGGATGCACTTGGACGGTATGAGAGATCGACGGCGCGGCCCGTGGCATGTACCGAAAGTGTTTCTTTGCCGCGCATATTGCGAACGCCATACGACCCGTTATCCCATAAAGCGCCTTGACCTAGCCAGATGACTTCTTTAATGAAGGCGTCCATGCCGGCACGTCGTTTAGGTGATGCGCCGTCGGTGTTGCCCGTGTACGGCCGTGCGCCGACGATCGGAAGCGGTTTGGCTTTAGGCTTCGGGAGTTTTGCCGATGCCATAAGCCTTGTTCTTTGGGTTGACGTATCCGATAAATAGTGGTGCTACTGCTGCGATGGCTGCACCTAGTAGGTCATTTGGGTTGGTGTTGCCTGTCATGTAGAGGGCGACTGCTGCTGCAATGGCGCTATTGATGTAGGTAGAGATCATTGCTTTATCGCTGGGTTTCATCTGTTGCTCCTGTCTGTTTGGTTTTTTTCATTCCGTTAGATGCGAGTAGGCCACCGAGTGATCCGGTTAAGAATACGACAACGGTTGAAAGTAGGTCTATAAAGGCGGCGTCATTTGGGGCCTGTTCAAGTGGCTGATTGACGAACAGTAGGCCGTACACGAAGCCGAGAACGATTGCGGCAAAACTGATCGACATTGTTATTCCGACGATCAGGATTAGTCGTGCGTGTTTATCCTCTGGCGACATCGCAAGCCGTTCGCGTAAAGCACCTATTGGGCTCAATGTTAACTCGTGTGCTGCTGCATCCATTAAGTACCGCCGTTATGACTGCAACCATAAAGACCAGCGCAGCATATTTAGCCCAGCGGCGGTGGATATGGGTTTGCATCTTTGACTGCCTGTACTGCGTCTTCCCATGCTTCTTTGGTGTTTGTGCCGCGTTGCCATTCAAAGAATAGGCCGTCGGATTGTGCTTCGTATTGTGTGCGGCGTGTTGTTTCAACGGCTGCTACTTGATTGTTGTAATCAACTGCTGGCCACGCTGCATCGAGTTCAGTTTGTGTTGGTTTTGGTGTGCTGTCCAACCATGTGAGGCCGTCGTAGGTGTTGCCGTCTAGTGTCCATTGTGTGCCGGGATAGTTGGCGATAAGTATTGCGGCGTAATCAATCATGCTAAAATCTCCACGGCTGTTATTGAACTAAATCCACCAAACAATGCGTCCGCGCCACGCCTGTTTACATAAGTTGTCGATGTAATAGCGTAAACTTGCACCTTGTAAGTAGTTGCAGATGTTGTTGCTGGACTATCTAAAAAAGTTACTGCATTGCTAAAGATTGCGTTTGGATACGCTTGGCTTACTAGTGCAAACCCGTTTACCGATGAACCAGATGTTCCAACTGCTATAGCCGTAGCACCACGAACAAGACGGAACATACCGTCACCACCCGCACCTGCTACCGAACCTGCAACAGTCGCAAACAACAAAACTGTACTAGTAGCAGCCGACGGGGTAATTGAAACACTTAATCCAGTTACGTCAATGAACGACGCTGTAGTTGACGTAAAACTAGCGGCCGTCGTTGCTGTTTGCACTTGTGCAACCTTGCCGCCAAGCGCAAGCCAAGCCGCGCCGTCGTAATATTGCGTTGTGTTTGTTGCCTCAATGTAAGCAAACTGGCCCTCGGCAAGTGTCTTTTCGCCTGTGCCGCCGAAAGCCGCGTCACGCTCGGTAGTACCTGCAAAAACTGGGATGCCCGAGTTTGTAATGTTGAGGTCTGCCGCTGTCAGGACTTCGCCTGCCACATAGACGGGGACTGTAGTAACTGCGTTTGCTCCCATAATGCTCCTTATCCTAAGACATTTTCTTCGTCGAGTGTGCCATATACCAGATCGTCAAGGATGAGTTCGTAGACGAGCGTTGTGGGGCTGGTAAATAGCGTTATGCGGTGGCCGTCGCTCAGGGTGATCTGATGCTGGATGCCCTCGATGGCGAGTTCTTGCGCTAATTGTGTTGTCGTGTTGCCCGTGTTAAACGACTTCTCAATGCTGATGGTGTCGCCAATTTCTAGGACGGCGACCGTGTCGCGTTGGGCGTCGGTAAGCATGAGGAACGCGGTAGAGACGTTTGTGTATCTTGGCTCGGGTTCGCCTACGAGAAGGTAGTTAGCAAGGTCTAGCGCGGCCGTGTTGTTGTGGACTAAAGCGTCGGAGATCGAGTTTGTTTGAATGAAGTAGGTCGCTTGGGAGGCTAAATCTTCGGCGATTTCTGGGTTAGTTGCGCCGGCATGGGTGACGGATGCGCGGTTGACGACTTGGTTCGCTTCAAAACTTATGCCGACTTGATCAAATGAAATTGCCGTTCCGTCATCGTGGAAGTCGGCGACGGGTGCGGAAAGTGTTGTCCCGATCCGATCTTGGAAGGTGAATGTCCCATCACGTGCCACAAAAATTCGACCTTGGACGGATTCGTTGATCTTGGCCATGTATGCGGCGACGGATGTTCCGTTCGGGACGGTGTAGGCGGCTGCTCCGCCGAGGAGGACGGTAGAAGTTTCTAGGTTGCGTTCGCCCGGTAATTGGAATGCGTTGACTTCTGGAAGGTCTAAGACGGCTTCAATGCGTACGTTGGCAAGTTCTTCGGAGACGTTGTATTCGTCCATGTAGGTCTGCGAGAGGACATAGTAACGGTCGGCGCATTGGACGCTGACTTCGTCTAGGCCGCCAAGGTTAAAGTCGTAGGTGTAGTCGATGATGTAACCGTTGAAGAGTTCTTCGCCTTCGCGTGTGAGGATGACGTTTCGCATTGGGGCTAGTCCAGGCTGTGCGTTTGCGGTGTCAAAAAATGGGCTGTCTTGGTTAAATGGGTTGAAGACTCCGCCGGCATAGCCGTCTAGAAGATTAAAGTTCATTGAGCCGGCTGTAAATTGGTCGCCGATGTCGCGCCGTCCACGGAAAACGTTTATGTTCGTTGAGCCGTCAATGACGGATGCGTATTGTGTTGTTCCGTTAAGCACGTATTCGGTGTTATTGAGTACGCCCTTTGTTGTGTCGTCAAGTGTGAAGCCGTCGACTATGAAGCCTGTGTCAATGAGAAGATCGTAGGATCCCGATTGAACGATTGTGGCGGCCATTACGCGACTTGTATTTGTGCTGGGCCGTCTACACGGTTCATTGCTTTAATGGCGTTAACGACGGCACGGCCGATGTCTGCCGATGTTGAGATGCCGCCCGTGATATTGACGGTGATGTTCTGTCCGCCTTGATTTTTCATGCGGTCTAATGGGATGACGGCTTCTGGGCCACGTTCGCCGATAAGTGCCAAGGTTGGCCCCGTCACGATTCCGCCAGCGGCCATTGCTGGGATGCCGCCTTCACGTGCGAAGCCTGATCCAATAGCGGCTTGTGCTGCACCGATACGGCCAAGAGATATCTCATTCAATGTCCCCACGTTGTCAACAAACGGGATCGCGTTGTATGCCTTAATGAGCACGTTAATTGCTTTGATCCACATGTTCGCCATGTTCTCAAATGCGCCAATAATGAAATTGATCACTCCGTTGATGCCGTCGCGAAACCATTCAAACTTTTTGTACGCGGCCACAAGCGCGACAACCATAACGGCGATGCCGGCTGCAATAGCCGAGAACGGGTTGAGCGCCATAGCAAAGTTAACGGCCATGATCGAGACGGCGATTGCGCCGATCGTGCCGGCAATAGCCAAGAAGACGCCGGGGTTGTCTTGGGCCCAGTCTGCAAACTTTTGGATGACTGGTAGGACGGCTTCAAATGCTGGAAGTAGTGCGGCTCCGACTGACTCTTTTGTTTCATCAAGCGAGTTCTTCAAAATCTTCATGCGCCCTGCGGCGGTTTCGGCGGCTGCGGCCGTGGCTCCTCCAAAGGTTCCGCCAAGTACATTCATCACGTCGTCGAGCGTGGCGCCGTCTTTGATCATGGCTTTGATCTCTGGTGAGAGTTGGCCTAGGGCTTTGAAGTTGCCTCCGTAGGCTTTGGCGAGTGCATCGGAGACGGTCGCTAGATCCTTGCCAGAGCCCTGTGCGATGTCCTGAGCGAGCGCTAGAGCGGTGTTGGCTGTAGTGATGTCCTTAGTGCCTACAAGAAGCGCTTGGAAGGCTGGACGCAGTTCCGAGTCTGCCGTGCCGGACGCCCTCGACATTGCGGCAATGACCTTTTCTTGTGAAGCGACTTGTGCGTCGGTTGCTCCCGTGACGTTCTGCATTACGAGCGCAAGGTTTGCTTGCTCGGCGGCGTCCTCCATTGCGGCTTTGGTTGCTCCGACAAGTGCTACCCCTAAGCCGGCAACGGCTGCGGCCGCTGGGATGGCTGCCTTTTTAATTGCGAAGTTTGCCTTTTCGCCGAAGCCTTCTAGTTGCTTGAATTGGGCGATCGCTTTTTTGGCGCCCTTGGGATCGTATTCGCTAATGATTGGGAGTATGACGGCCATGGGTTACCTTGCGCTTAGATCGCGACTCAAAGCTTCTCCGACGCGGTCAACGATTCGCGCCATTTCTACTTCAAGATCGCTCTTGTTTGCTTCGTACTGTTTCCACACTACTCGCGACGGGTCGCCGTATTTGGCTGTTAGTGCGGCGCCCATTTGATTACTTTTAGAAAAGTCGAAGAACGCGGCTGCGGCTCCGAGCCATTTAACGGCAAAGGTTGAAAGGTTGACTTTGCCACCGAAGACTTCTTTGGGCGCTTTGGTGTTGATGTATGCCTTCACGGAATGATCGGTCGGCCATGGGAAGACTTGGTATTGGCCACGGAGATTCCATTGGCGCTGCCATCCTGAGAGCGGATAGTTGAGTGGGATTGCGGATTGGATGTCCGAGACGAGTCCAGCGGTGACGCGTTTGTAGTCCTTGGTGATGTCACGGCGAAGGACTTTGTCGATTTTGTTTAGATCCTTAAGCGCTTGACCAAGGCCGAACACTTCTATCCGTGCTTCAATGCCGCCGGCTGAGTCTTTCATTTGCGTCCTTTTTTGCTTTGGTCATTAAGGACTCTAATGATTGTTTGAAGGTCGCGCGCGTCAAATGAATCCGCATAGAACGTCGGAGCCCATCCCGTCGCGACTACCAGTTCGGCTAGTTGCCGGCGGTAGCCGCGTCCGTAGGGTTTGGATCGGTTGCGTCCTCCGCTGCGATCTCGACGTCTGGGTTTTCTTTCAACCATTCGCGCCAAGTTGCTGGAAGTTTTTCGCCCTTGATGACGAGCAACGTGTGTACCCAACACGCAAGATCGGATGCACCGATGCCACGGCCGTCTGACACTCGACGATTCTCTAGGCGTTCCCATTCGGCAATAACGAAGAGGTTTGTGGATAATTGTTCTTTGACTTCTCCGCGCGTGAGGCTGAGTTTGATCTTCATGGTTCTCCTTGTGTCGGGCCGAGGACGGCCGTGATTATGGGTTCGTCGTATCGGCTGAGTAAACGCCGCCCATGAACGTAATGTCAATGGACTGCAATTCGCCGAGCGAAGCCGAGATAACCGGCAACGACTCTAGGTAACAGTTTGTCAACGTGAAGCCGGGGTTTGTTGCCGAGTCAACTGCGTTAGTTGGCTTGACGATGACGGTTGTCTTGGTGCCGACTAATGGTGCAAGTGTCGCGTAAGTGGCGCCGGCTGCGTATGAAAGAAAAAGGGTTAACGTGACTTCGTTGTCTTCGAGGCCAGCCGTGAACGTGTTTGCTGTATCGCCAAAAACGGTGTCGTTTAGCGCGGTCACGGTACGGGTCAAAGTGGCGCTTGTGCACCATCCGGTGAGCGCCGTGGCTCCGACGGTAACGACTGGATTTGAGAGGATAGTTGAGGTTGCCATGATTGCTCCTTGAGTTGTGGTTTTAGTTTGACATAGATTCGGGCGCTAGGTGTGGATTACGCCGTTTGGACTTCGGTTGCGACAGTAAGTTCGTATGCCGGCAGAACGGATCCGCCAATGTCGACGTTTGTAGGGCGGCCTGAGATAACGCCAATGTTGAGCGCGTATACCTGAGCCAGCATATTGAGAAGGGACTTCTGGGCGTCTAGGTTGCCGGGGCCCAGCGTCACGATCTGAAGTGTGAAGGTGAGTTTGGCGATGTTGTAGTTGTAGCCGTC